TCATACTTGCTTTGCCATTAATAGCTGACCGCAAGAATGCGTGTACTGATAGCTCAGCTGGGTGTATCATCCCTCGAACTCTCGTACTTCTACGATAGATCCTACGATCTTAGCATCCGCATCTGATAGGACACCAGCAGATGCATCATTGTGCTTGCCTTCGATCCAACTGTTAGTGCCTGCAATCCAATCAATAAAGTCTTGAAGGATCTTACTATCACTTGCGCCATAGGGAACCTGCTCACCTAGTGCAGGTACGATGATGGCATACTTACCACCAGATGGTAGGTCACGCTTAGCACTGCCTAGCTTAAGAGTATGCTCGACAGGTGTAAGCTTCTTGCTAATGATCTGATTGATAGATGCATCCATAGCCTTCATGGACTCATTGTTCTTCACATCCATTACGAATGGCATCTCTGCCTCAAGACCTTTGATAGCATTACCCATGTCATCAGTAGGCTTGTCTAACGTAAGCACACCAAGCAGTACACGCACCCGCTTAACACTACGGATGATTGTCTTCATCTCCTCAGGCAGTGACTGAAAGTCTTTGATGTACCCTGATGGACGCCCAAGGTTAAACTTTCCTGTGGTATCCTTTAGGTCCATGTTAAGGTTAGCTGCAAGCAATGTCTTGTGCATAGCCTTGGCATCCGCATCCCACTTTTGCCATTGGTGGCGCTGTGAGAAGATACGTGTAGAGATTGTCTTACTGTAAACAACCTCGCCATCAGGCAGTGTTATCTTATAGGCACCCACGGGAACCTTGATTACATCATCACCTTCAGCATCTGTTACTGTGAGGGCTGAGTGTACTTGATTTACACGTGCCAAGGAAGACTGAGCAGTACTACCTCCGCCGCCAGTGCTGATACCCATAGCTTCTGCTAAGGACATACCGTCTACTTTAAGTGCTACATCTGTTGTCATATTGTGATCCTTTATCAATCATACTTGTTAAGTGAAGCTAAGTTATAACCTCATACGTCATGTGTGTCAAGCCAATTAGGGCCAATCTTTGCCTCTAATAATAGAGGTACATTCATCTTGACTTTGTAGTTGTCATAGATGATTTGGTTCAAGTCCATGTTCATAGAGTTGATGATCTCTATCACTTGATCTGTCTCGTAGGGATGTATGTCTATGACCATTGAGTCATGCACACTGTTGACCAGAGTAGAGCGCATAGGCATGAGCCTATTCTCTAGCTCCACCAGCACTACAGGTACAACATCTCCTGTTGCGAACCCCTGTACTGGGTAGTTTTTAATCATGGTAAAGTTTGTTGGTAAACCATTAGGCCTCCTTTCTGTTCCGGGGAAGGCATACTGCCTGCCACCTACGTTAGTAATCTTTTGATACCGCACTGCCTCATTGCCTAGCTTCTTGTGCCAAGCTGCAATGCCCTCATACTTCTCAATGAAGTGATGGTAGTACGATGCCTCTGAAGGTGTGCGCCCATAGCCAGTAGCGCCGAACAGGGGTGCGAAGGTGTGCTCCTTAGCTTCCTGTCTGGTAGTTGCCTGTCCTGCATCACTGATAACCTTAGCTGTGTAGCTGTGTACGTCAAACCCTGATGCAATCTCTGAGATAGCTAAGGCATCTTGTGACAAGAACGCAGCAACCCTAAATTCTAGCTGAGCAAAGTCAGCTTCCATAATTTTCCCGCCTTCCCAACGTGACACGAACACCTTCTTCACTGGGAACGTACCGCCTCGTGGCATGTTCTGCATGTTAGGGTTGCGCCCAGAGAACCTGCCAGTGCTAGTGATGTGCTGCGTCAGGCCTACGTGGAGGTATCCATCCTTCTTTGTGTATACAGATATGCCCTCAACGAATGAGGATAGGTAACTTGATATGGCTGATAGCCGTTTGTAATCCTTAAGGAAGTCTAAGGCACTTTCCATTTTGTTAGCCTTAGCTGTAGTCATAAGGGTAGAAAGGTTTTCCTTGCCTGTACTAAAACCATTGGCACTTACCCACTTCTTGTTGGGCGGCATGAAGCCTAGCCCCGCCAGCTGGTTGGACTTCTTGAGTTGGTATCCTCTAGCCTCGCAGGGCTTGCACTTGTTAGGGCGTGAGAACTTTGTGCCATCCTTCTTGATACGATGTACGCTGCCAGTGCCGTTACAATCAGGGCAGGTAAAAGCGGAGGTCTTGCAAACATAAGTTGTGTTGGCCTTAACAGCATCTTTATACTCCTTGTCTGTCTTAGTGAAGTCGAACAGCTGCACCCACTCCTTCTTGTTTATAGGCTTACAGCTGTACACTACCTCAGACATCTGCGCTGGGCTGTTAAGATTGATGGGCGTATCACCCATAAGATTGCGTACCTTAGTCTGTAGGCGTCCCTCTATCTCAGCCTTCTCTGTCTCAAACTCAGTACGTACAGATTCTAGAGCCTTCAAGTCTACCTTGAGGCCAGATGAATACATACGAGATAAGCTCAGGCATACCTTGAACGTGATGTCACGGATGTTGATAAGAGATTCTGAGTCAGGCTTAGCGTAGTCTTCCTGTAGTGCAACATACAATGCACGTGTGGTGGATAGGTCACACTGTAGGTAGTACGTAAGCTCTTTCAGAGGTATCTCGTTAGTGTTGTAACCTTCCTTGAAGTAAGTCTTCAGTGTGTCATCTTTCTGAAAGTCTAGGTTACGGCGCAACGCACAGTTAGCTAAGCTAATAGACTTCTTCTTGAAGGAACCAGTAGGGGTTATCTCCATGTGGTTGCCTCTCATCAAGACGTATTCAGCTAACATAGTGTCGTATATAGCACCACTATACTTGAAGCCACTCTCCCATAGCCACGGCATGTCATGCTGTGCATTGTGCAGTATCAATAGGGTAGTTGCATCCAGCTTAGTTTGTAGTTGCTTAGCTTGTGACCCATCATAGTCATGAGCTTCAGCGTGATCAAAGTTATAGATGTCTTGAGTACCTGACACAACTTCCTGTATGCCTACTTGCACAAGCTTATTAGTTTCCTCGAAAGGATCAAGGTGCATCTTACCACCCCTGTGTGTGACAGTATTCTCTACATCAAGAACTAATTCCATTGTCGCTCCTATCTATGCTAAGTACTGTGCCCTAGCTCCATCTAACTCACACGTTATCTTACCGTGCCACCCACCTTTAAGCTTATTCTTTGCAATAATCAAGTACCTTTGTGAATCAACTGTGTCATCTTCTGTTGCCTCTAGTACAGGGTTCTTAGAGATTAACACCATCAGGTCTGCTTCAGCTGCCTTGCCTGTCTTACTACCTTCCAGCATAGACTGATCTACATTGATCTTACCTTCAGCATCAGCTGATAGCTGTGACATCCATATGATAGCGCAGTCGTACTGCTTAGCTATGTTGCGTGCATGGATAGCTGCGTTCTTGAGATAGACATCTGACTTGTCGCTGTTCTTAACAGCAAACTTATCACCCATATCTAATACCACGATGTCAGGCTTGTATGCCTTGATGATAGCCTCAACCCATCCCATGTCCTTACCTGTACTATCATACAGTTCTATCTGCTTACGCACTGGCTCATAGCGTGAGGCAGCTAAGGCGTAGTTACCCTTGACCTCTTCCATAGATAGGGATGTTGCTGCACTTAGGTAGCGTGCGCCTACTCTCTCGTATGCCTCTTCATTACAAAGCACCAGACACTTGGCACCCTGCGAAGCAAAGCCACCCGGTGAACCTATCAAGGATGCGTGGAAGGATGTCTTGCCTGTGTTAGGGCGTGCGCCTACGATGATCAAGTGACCACCACTGATACCCTCAACGTTCCTACCTAAGCTAGGGATGTTAAACTTCCATTGCGACTGAATGTCATTGGCCTTGAGTAGGTGATCTATATCTATGTTACCGAACTCAAGCTTAAGGTTAGGGGTGAAGTCATCCTGATACGTCTGCAATAGATTACGTACAGGCTCAAGGCTATCAAGTGATCCATTAACGTAGTCGAACCCTATGTTGGCAAGCTTGTTACCTAGTACCTGCTGAAATAATTTAGATAGTACCTCACTAGCTATCTCTTTGTTCATTGATTCCTCACGTGACACACGCTTGAATAGATCATTGTAGACCTGCTTGTTTGCCGTAGTCATTGTGCTGTTGTTAGCAAAGAACAAAGCCTCAAGCTCAGAGGTAGTGAGTGTACGCTCATAAGTATTCATTGCGTAGTCTAGTGTCTGCTTGATCTTACGCACATCCTTACTGAACAACTCATCCGGGCATCGTATACCCTTGTTGTTATCATAGAACTCCTTGTTCATAAGAGTTCTTATCAGGGCTAGTTCCATCATTTAATATTCTCCTTTGGTACTACTTTATACATACCCTCAGGAGTTCTGTAAGAAGTAATTATGTCAGTGAACTGTTGTAAACTCATGTATAACATCTGATAATCATCCATCCCCTCATCAAACTGGCGTATGTATACGATGCCATTATCTGCAATGACCATCTCGACATCTTCAAAGAGGCCAGAGTGATCCAGTGTAGTAACTACAGATGCATCTGATTCAAATTCAACTGTAAACATTATGTCCACTTTCCTCTTACCTTTGATTGCTGTCTCTCTTCATCTGACATTGGTCTTATGTATGGCACAACAATACCTGTGTTCCAATTCTTTGCTTGGGACATAGCTTCTTCTTTGTCAGAAAAAATTAAAGGCTCATCATAATTAGTAAAAACCTTTTTGCCTGTATCGTATGCCAACTCTCCACCTTCTATCTCAAACATTACTGCCCACATATTATCCTCCTGTTACATCTAAACATACGACACCTATGCCGTTGTGAGTTATCATTACTTCAGCCAGCTTTCTTTGTACCTCGCACTGTTCATACGTAGTGTAACTATCTATGTGATAGTACTCCAAGCTCTGACCACTGATTAGTTCTAACCACACTAAGGCCCACATTTTTGTAACTCCTCTAATTTATTTTCTAAGTCAGCTATCTCTTTAGCTAGAGCAAATAGTTCTTCTTCTTTAAGTGCTATCGCCATCTGTAAGTTCTCTATCTCACCTGCCATACCCATTCTACTTCTCCAATCTCAAAGCAAACCATGATGTAGGAAATAACTCCTTCATGCTGTTACAGATTTTATTTGCTACTAGCCTAGTCTCTAGCTGTGTATCACCTGCACACCTAAGATTGCACATATCAGCGAAGGCGTCAAGGCTACCTGACCAGTACCACTCAGTCATCATTGACTGTGGTAGTACCATACGTGCTTGTTCTGGGCATACTCCATTGTTAATTAGGTTCTCGTATGCAACAAACTGTCTATACCACTGCATACCCTGATCCATGTAGACCTGAACAACACCATCACTGCCCTGCTTCTTATCTTCTGACCTACCACGCCACTCATCAGGCTCATAGAACTCAGGCTTACTATCCACATACCTACGGCTGATCTCATTCCAGCGTAGGAACTTGTGCTTAACCAACTGCCTAGCCACAAAGACAGGAGCCTTAACGTGAAAGGATGCGAAGCAATGTCCGAATGGCGAGCGGTGTTTATGTTCTGCTAAGTAGTGGATCAGCTTACGGTCTTTGTCCTTCAAGACATACTGTTCTGTTTCACTGTTGTAATCATCCCACGTGGATTCTTTAGCAAAGGATACCCGTGCTGCATTAACCACTGTCATGTCATTGCCCATGTGATTTACGTATGTTACTTCAATCATTAGAACGGCACCTCACCATTAGCGTCACGTGGATCTATATAGTATCCCTTCACCATGTGAGCAGGGATCTCTTTAGTAGACACAGGGTGTACAGGTGTAAGCCCCATCTCCTTAAGGAAGTCTTTCAAGCTATCCATTTATCATCTCCTTTAATCTTTCTACATCAGAGTCTAACTTATATTTAATGTCATCGTCAAGTCTTAAAGCTTTAGCTTTTTTACCTGTCCATGTCTCTACCTCTTGCTTGTACGATAGTGTCTTGCTCATGGCATCAGGGTCTAACGCTATGATAACCTTATAGAAATTTCCTATGTGCTCTATCTGCGCTGGGCCTAGTGACGTACCAAGGATAGCTAAGCCTGTTGTGTTAGGCATAAGTTGCGCCACGACAATGGCACTGATCACATCCTCAACCACCACACACACACCATTTGATAGGCCAAGCATACGCTTAAACACAGATGCTTGCCCAGTGTAGCGAAACCATTTAGGTACGGCACCATCAAGTGCACGCCCCACTGCATCAATCACTACACCCTTATGCTTGATAGGAAAGACTGCACGCCTATCCTTAACGTCATAGAAGATCTCCTCATTGGTTAATCCCCAACGCCCTAAGAACCTATGTAGTAGCTGATGCTCAGGCTTAGGGTTAACGACATACTCAGGGTATGGCATAGCCTCTATCTCCTTGCGTACCTTTACGTCAAGCCCCATCATACGTCTGCGTATCTCATCAGCTGTCATGCCTGTAGTAACTGCGCCACGTATGCCACAGCCTAGCTTGTAACAGTTGTACATAACTGCACCGCCATCCTTAGACGCAGTGAAGGTATTGTTACCGCCACAATTAGGGCAGTGCATACGGGTTGTATCACCCTCACCTAGCATAAGATCCTCTACATATTTCTTAATGTCCATGTGCTACCTCTTCTCTTTCCTTATCGTGTATCTCACTGTGACAATTAGCACAAACTAATATGCACTTTCTCATCTCTTCCTTTACAGACTTTCTTGAGTAGCCGTGCATCTGACTTAGAGGAAACTTTTTAGAATGCATATGATGAAAGTGTAATGCACTTAAACTTTTTTTGTAACTGCAAACTGAGCAACCACATATACTTTTATATCTTTTTATAAAAGCCCTGTTTGCTTCAGTGTTTTCTTTCTTTTGTTTAGCCTTGCGTATTTTTATACGCCCTAAAGCTTCTGGACTTAGCCATTGTTCCAGAGGAACTGAACGATCTCCTGTAGCTATGGTTGTTCTATAATAGTATTGGATAAAGGAGTAACCATCTTCTCTACGATGTCCATGTCTTAAAGGTAAACCTAGATAGACTACTTCGTCTTGAGTTATAAAACTCTTTGCATA